AAAATCTGGTACGCGATCCAAGAGTTGACGATGGTGCTTAATCGTCTCGACAAAGAGCCGCCGCGACGGCCTGGTCAACCGAAGCACCAGAGGCCGCCAGTGCCTGAACCGATGCCGCGTGAATCGAGGGTAGTCATGACGCAGAGTGGGGTTAAATTGTTACCGGAATTGGAATCCGAGGCTGCAAGGATCAAGCGACAGGCAGGAGTGGTGAAATCGGGAGACCAAGCGTCGCAATGAAAGGTGGTGGTTAATGGCATGCCTGGAACATGAGTGTTTGACGTGTGGCAATGTATGGATGGATAATCGGCCGTACGGGGAGTGTTCCATGTGCGGCTCCACATCCTTCACCAATTGGTTTGACGAGGAGGTCACGGATGGCGAACAGGAAGCCCGTTACGATCGAGGAGCTCAGGGCCCTTAGGTTAAGAACCGAAGCGAAGATCGACACGGACTGTCATCTTCCGGACGCCGAGGAGATCCGGAGGAAGTGTCTGGAAATCCAGACGGGATGGCGTGAATGCGATCGAATTAGACGGCAAAATTATCGTCCGTCGCCGGTCGAGACAGCGGTAGTGAAGTTACGGGAATTGGATAGTGGACGGCAACAACAAGAAGAAAGCTAAGTGTTGCGCTGGATATGTATGGGACTCCCCCATCAATCCGGCCAGTCATCAGGAAAATTCGATCATCAGTTTCTACTGGGAGCGACTGAGCGGCGACTACGAGTGGAAGGGCTTTTACGGCAACGTGGACAAGAGGCAGTGGAGGTTTGGATACGATCCTAAGATCGAGCGGTTGTTTGTCGCGGATCGGTCTTATCGAACCAGTTTTCGAGATGATCTGGCCCAGTTGAAGAGTGGCGACTTGGTTCTGGTTAAGAATTTGTCGTCGATCGCGGACAATGTGACGGACATGGTGGACACGACGTCGGAGGTCATTCATCGCGGGGTGCTGATCGTTTTTACGGAAAATTCATTCATCTTCGACAGGAGGTCATTGCAATTGATGAAGATGATCGAATTTCACTGGGTGACGATCCGAAACAGGTTCCCGGCGAGGTACGTTCCTCCGGTCCCGTGGGGGGCGAGAGTAAGTGCAGGACAACACCATGTCAGCAACAAAGAGTTGTATTACATGATGAAGTGTTATCTGATCATGGGTTCTCTCGGTATTCCGTTCAAAAAACGGCTGGAGTTTGCCAGAAGCATTGGCTTGTGCAACCCCAGGACAGGCAGGCCAGTCACCTACCCCAGTTTAAAGGACGGCGCGGAGCGGTATGAGTGGTTGCTGAAGTTCAAGAACAATTATCACGGACGACCCTTGGAGAAGTCTTCCGAACGAAGAACACCCGATGGGATGGCTTTTCTGTTCCGAATTATGAAGAGTGGTCTACTGGACTTCAACAGTAGCAAAAGCCAGGATATCATGCGTAAGTTAAAGGAATCTGCGGCTAAGGGTTTTTATAAATAGCCTGTATTGTTCGTCGTTGGTCGCCATGCCGCTTGGTAGCCGGCAGACCTTCAGGTGGACGCCCCTCCTGCCTTCCCGGGCCCACCTCCTGATCGTATCTGGCGAGACTCTCAATTGTTTCGCCATTTCCCCGAGAGTGCGTTCTGTCCCATCGGGGTCGTAGAAAAAGTATCTAGCCATACCAATCTCCCCGCCATTCGTGCGGATTCGTGAATCATCGTGAATTTTACTGAATTTTCATGTGGATGTCACAGGGTGGACGCCTAGTTCCTTTATTTGGTTCGATTAGTCTGATCCCCATCCTGCAAAGGAGCCGTAATGGCTGACGAAAAAGAAGTCCCGGACGAAGAGATCGCGGAAGAATCGTTGTTGCCGGACAGCGAGTCATCGACGGAACCGGTTGATGACGTGGCATCGGAGGAGTCTCCGGTAGAGGCGCCCGAGGCGGCGGCCGCGGAGCAGGAGATACAGAGTCTCCGAGATGCGGCGGCGGAGCGAGGGTTTGATCTTTCAAAATTCAAGTCGGACGATGACGCCCTGGAGCACCTAGTGACGGTGGCCAGGCAGGCCGAGGAGTCGCGCAGTCAGTTGTCGCAGTACCAGCAGATGGTGCAGCAGATGATGGCTCAGCAGCAGCGTCCTCGGGAGCCTGAACCAGAGCTGGAGAAGCCGAAGCTATGGGACCCGCCGGAGTTCAATCCGGTTTGGTTTTCCCAGGTTCGGCAGGACGATCAGGGCAACCTCATTCCGGCCAATGGCGGCACGCAGGAGACGGTAGCAAAACTTCAGCGATGGGCTCAGTTCCGCCAGGAGCAGCAGGAGCAGTTCTGGAACGACCCGTTCAGTTACATGCGGCCGTTCATTGAACAGATCGCGGAGGAGAGGGCCAGCACCAACCTGAGGTCGTACGAGGAGCAGACCGGAGTCAGGGAGTTGGTGTCGAAGAATGCGGAATGGCTGTTCACGGACGGCAGCCGGACGCAGTTTTCCGACGATGGGAAGATATTTTACGAGGCAGCCCAGAAGCTATCACATGCGACACCGAACGAGCAGTACGAATATGCGATGGCGCAAGTGAACAACACGAGGCTCCAGAAGGAGTTGGAATCGTTGAAGTCGAAATCCACGGCGATGGAGACGCACGAACAGAAGAAGAAGGCAGCGGTTTCCGCCGCATCCCCGAATTCTTCCGGGACGCTTAATACCACTACAGAACAAAACCCAGATTTGCCGCTAAGGGAGCGATTACTGGCGGCCTTCAAGGCCAAAGGAATCACATCCGAGGATCTAGCGGCCAATTACCGGTGATCCTAAGCGAGGAGCTGACGCAATGCCCGAATGGTCCAGAATCGTCAACACTACAATTGCGGAATACATCAAGGGTGAGACCCCGAACGTTCTCCGTAACCGCAAGTTGACCGCTTTAATGCGGGAAAAAGGCCGCATCACGTACAACCATTCCGGGCACACCCTTGACTGGAAGGTCCGGTACAAGAGGGCTCCGTTGTTTGGTTTCGCGGACGCCGACACATTGACGTTTTCCCGCCGCAACCGGTGGAAGACGGCGACACTTCCGTGGCGAGGATACGCCTCGACCGACTCGATGACGAAGAAAGAGCGGTTGATGAACAAGTCCGTGGAGGCGATCGTCAACATCTACTCGAACATCTCGAAATTGCTGCTCGAGGACATCGAGGACAATTTCGGCGACGAGTTCTATATTGACGGCAACGCCGCGGGAAACACGAAGCGGATGCATGGCGTCGAGAGTTTCCTGGCCGATGACGGCACCAACACGGTCCATATCACCACCGGAGCTGCGAGGACTGCCAATGCGGCGGACAGGGTTGCGGTGCCGAGTGACACGTACGCCGGCCTAAGTACGGCGCTGGCTAATTATGGAGGCACGTGGACTGGTTCGTGGCCCGATGGCAGTGGGGACGCGCATTATGATTTTTGGTCTCCGATCCTGGCGTCGACTGACTCGACCGACTACGGTGCCGCGACGGACACGTGGCAGGGCCAGGCCGAGCTGTTGATGCGGTATGCGATCATACGCAGCCAAAAGAACAAGAGCCGGCGAGGTCAATTGGACATGGTGTTGTTGAACAACGACTGGTACGAGGACTTCCTGAACCTGATCGATTCGAAGGAGCGGTTCCTGTCTCGCCCTGGAAGGAACGAAGGTTCGTTGGCAAAGTTGGGATTCACGGACACCGTGAATTACGACGGGGTGGATGTGACGTGGGAGTTCGGGGTTCCAGCGAACGTTGGGTACGGGTTCAACGTCGACGAGATGGAGTTGTGCAGCCTTCAGGGTCAACTGTTTGTTCCCGAGGGGCCTGACTACGACATTGCGTCCCAGAGTTGGAGGTTTTCAATCGATATGTACGGTAACCTCAAGTGCAACCCGCGAAGCTTTGTCAAGTTTGACGACTCGTACGTCTAATTGAACACCCGGAACATTTTTAAAACTACGACTTGTTCGTGGAATTGGCAATTTTAGAGGGGTAACCCAATGGCACGAGACGAAAATCCTCCCTTCGAGAGGGGAGAAACTTTTTACAACGGCGCCACGATCACCGCCACCGACCTGGGCGGAGTGAACCTTGAGGGGATGGAGTGGGTGTTCAATGACGTGAACCCGAACACCGGAGCGGTTCGGTCGGAGAAGTACGTCAGGTGCCGCTGTGTCCGCAACACCTCAGGGATAGCCCTGTTGCCAAAAAGGCTAGTTCGATTCGAACAGGATGCGTCGAACCCTGACGAGTATGGGCGTCGAGTTGATGGCTATACGACGACTACGGCCGAGGAAGGATACCCGGTAGACGAGTATCTTGGGACGGCTGGCGTACCGGCGAACGATCTGTTTTGGATTATTGTCGGGGGCCCTGCGGTTGTACTTTCGAGTCTTTCGGACATGACGGCGGACGTGACCAGCGGAGACTGGGTGGTTGCGATTACTGCGGCCACCAGCCAGGCTACGACGGCGGGCCGATTCAACACGCAAGTGTTGACTGGAGCCACGAGTCTCTTGGCGCTTCAGATTATGAACCGGATCGGCCGAGCGTTGAGCGCGGGGACGACAGCGAACACAAACACAGACTTCCTGGTGGAAGTCGGGAAGTGGTAACGACCAATATGGGGAGGGGGATGCATTTTTAAATTGCCGGGGATGCATCTCCCGAGGACGAGGCGGTGGCCCGATGTAGGGCCGCCGCTTTTTTATGCGCCCCACCCGAAACGGAGTTGCGGTAACCCCCATGTAGAGGTATATATTGAAGAACTTGGAGGTTTTTTGTCCATCCCCAGGCTGGCCCCATGTTCAACCATCTCGGAAACCACACACCAGAAGAGGACAAGGAGGTATTGCGAGGCTTGTCCTCGAAGGCGTCTGGCCAAGGTACTACGGGGGTTGCGATCGAGGTTGGGAGTTGGGTGGGCGAGACGGCGTTGGTGATCGCGCCGTACTTTGACCGGCTGTTCTGCATAGACCATCTCCTGGGCAGCAAGGGCGATTACACGCTGGACGTGGCGGACTATTACGGTCCAGAGAACCTGTTTCGGACCTTTGCCGAAAACACAAATGAATTGTTCTTGAAACGAATTTATTTATGTGTCGGCAGAAGCGACCAGTGGTCCAGGGTTTGGACGCAGAAGGCGGATTTCATCTTCATTGACGCCGACCACCGGTACGAAGCGGTGAAGTTGGATGTGGAATCGTGGCTTCCTCATCTGAACGGGTCGGGAATCATCTGCGGCCACGATTACAACCATTATTTCCCGGGCGTCAAGGAGGCGGTCTCCGAGGTGTTTGGGGAGAACCACAGGGTCCAGAACAATGTGTGGTGGCACGATCGAGGATAGGATGGGGAAACCCGTAAAGCTAATGATTTGCCGTTTTCCGTATGGGGGGCAGGAGCACCCTGACGTGTGTGATTGGCTAGTGTCGACGGTGCTGTCGGCGAAGCAGGATCCCCGCATTTGCGACGACGTGTCGAGGTTTCGGGTGGACGACACGCCAATAACGATGGGGAGGAACAAGGCTCTTCAAATGGCCCGCCGGGAGGGTGCGGACGTATTGCTGATGATCGATTCGGACATGTCCCCTGACGCATACATGCTCTCGAACCCTTATCGGATAGCGGTGTTTCCAGGCGCACTGCCGTTCTGGGAGACAAGTTTCGAGGTTCTATGGAGGAAGCGTCTAGCGGGCCGCCCTTGTGTGATTGGGGCTCCCTACTGTGGCCCCCCACCTCACGAGAACGTGTATGTGTTCCACTGGGAGACGAGGCAGTCAGATTCGCCGCACGACGAGGCGAGTCTCAGTCTGGAGCAATATTCGAGGCATTACGCCAGCCAGATGCGTGGGATCTCGGAGGTCGCGGCGCTTCCGACGGGCCTGATTTTAATAGACATGCAGGCCTTGGAGAGGATTGATCCTCCGTATACCTATTATGAGTGGAAGGACGGCACGGAGTCGGAGAAGTCTTCGACGGAGGATGTGACGTTTACTCGCGATCTGGCGATGCGTGGTGTGCCGCTGTACTGCAATTGGGATTCCTGGGCCGGTCACTGGAAGCGGAAGTGCGTTGGGCGTCCCCACATGTTGAATTCGGCTCAGGTTGGCGACAAATACCGCCGAAGCGTTTTGCGGGATTTTAATATTGGTGATGGGGAGTCGTTGACGGAGGTATGCCAGGGTAATGGATATCAAAGAATTGCAGGACGACCTGACGGAGGTGTTCCGGCCGCTGGCCCGCAGTCAGAGCGGTGACAGCATTGAGCAGTTGATGGACCAAGTGATCGACCGTTTCGGCGGTCCTGGCGCTGTAGCTGAGGCGATAGTGGACACGTACCGATCCGCGAAGGTTGGATCGACTCAGCAGGTCCGGATGATGGACTACGTGATCAAGTTGATGGTCGTGGTCAGTGCGAAGCAGGAGAACTCCGGAGCCGAGGAGTTGGATTATTTGACGGAGAAGCAATTGGAGGCGATGTTAGCGAAGGAGCTGGGCCGTGAGACAATCCGTCCCGAGGGGAAAATACATTCCGACCAAGGCGACGTTAGCCAAAGCAAGACCAAGTCTGACTCCTAGCCGCATCAAGAAGGCGCGGAGTATCGCTGTAGCCTTGGCAAAGGTTCGCTGCGAGTCCTTGCGAATGTACGAGCCGCTTCACCACTTGGCGGAGTTTCACAAGGACGACATACCGGAGCGGATCATCCGAGGTTCAAACCGTGGCGGGAAGACATTGGCGACGGTCGTGGAGATCGCCAGGGCGGTCACTGGCCAGGATCCTTTCGAGAAGTATCCAACCAACGACGGTCGTTGCTTCATCGTCGGCAAGGACGGCAAGCACAATTCCGAGGTGTTGTACAGGAAGTTGTTTCGCGCGGGAGCGTTCAAAATCATCCAGGATCCGGAGACGGGGGAATGGCGGCTATGGAAGCCGTGGAAGGTGAACGATGCCGCGATGGCGAAATATGTGCGGCTTGCCCCTCCGCTGATTCCGCCGAGACTGGTGAAGGAGATCGCCTGGGAGAACAAGAAGGAGTTGAGCCCGAACGTGGTGAGGATGAACAACGGTTGGGAGATCAGGTTTTTCAGTTCGTTGGCCAAGCCTCCGCAGGGCATGGATTTGGACCTTGTGCTCTTCGACGAGGAAATTGTCAATGAGGAGTGGTATCCCGAGATATCGGCGAGGTTGCTGGACAGAAACGGCAGGTTTATCTGGTCGGCCACTGCACAGCTTGGCGGGTATCAACTGTACGATTTATGCATGCAGGCGGCGGACGAGCACGTACGCAAGGATGGCTGTCCGCGGATCAAGGAGTACGTCGCGTACCTGGACGACAACCCCCATATCACCCAGCAGATGAAGGATCTGTTCTTTTCGAAGTTGACGGACGAGCAGCGTCGGGTTCGCATCGAGGGGGAGTTCCAATTCGAGTCAATGCGGGTGTATCCTGAGTTCGACTGGAATATACACGGCATCAAATATTTCAACATCCCTCAGGACTGGACGCGGTACGTGGCGATTGACCCCGGCCGCCAGGTGTGCGCTGCGTTGTTTTGCGCGGTAGCTCCGCCGAACCACGTGATGCACGAGCAGGTTGTGTTTTACGACGAGTTGTACATCCGCAATTGCGACGTCGAGAAGTTTGGCCAGGCGATGCGAGAGAAGACGCAGAACCAGAACATCCGCGACTTCATCATTGATCATCACGGCGGACGGCTGCGACTGATGGGAACGGGCGGATCCCAGGAGGACCAGTTATCGAAGTCGTTGAAGAAGTACGGAGTCCGCAGTCAGGTTTCCGGGTACGGATTCACATGGGCTCACCCGGACGTTGACTCCGGTATCGAGGCGGTTCGCGCGATGTTCCTTCCGAGTCGGCACGGCAAGCCAAAGTTTGCGGGGTTCAAAGAGCGTCTAGTCAACCTCAAGTGGGAAATCGATCGGTATCACTACAAGAAGGTAAAGGGGATCATCACGGACAAACCGGATCAGCGTCACGCGCATTTGATGGACACGCTGAGGTATTTAGCCATGTATGATCCAGACTGGCATCAAGATCGGGTCAAAAGCGACCGGAGCGCGTGGTCTGTCATCAAGGCGAGGCGGAGGAAGGAGGAGTCAAAGAATGGTGGTCCAGGAATCGTCCTCGGTCCAGTCACCGGCAAGGCATTTTGATGTCGCCGACGCGTCAAGCCAATGCTACGCGAGGTTCATGCGGTGCCTGGGTTCTGAACCAGCGGAATGGGCGGATGTGAGTCAGAACGTTAAGCAGCGTTGGCTGGAAGTGGCAACGGCGTTGAGCGAGTTTTACGCGGAACAGGTGGATTGCCGGTGGCGTGAGGTGGCTCGCCGCGCGGCCCAAGCGTACCACGGCACGGATACGTGGCCGTCCATGAAGATGGAGGTCCGATTGGCCTTTGAGGCGGTTTCAAGGCATGTCTGCAACCTGGTGTATGCGGAGGACAGCAGCGACCTTCGCGATGCTGAGAGTTTCGACTGGGCTGAGTGGATGCTGCACCGGATGGACAAGTTGGGAGAAGAGGAATGATTGAACCTTATGTTGGGATGACGGTCGAGTTTTTTTTCGAGATATCGGATGTCGGGAAGAATCGAGGCTGTCCGGCGATCGTGTCATCGGTTGGGAACGCTGGAACGGTTGGCCTGGTTGTGTACCAACCGGGGACGGCGTACCCGATGCCCGTGGATGGCATTTACCACTGGAACCACCCGGACGCGAGGAAATCGCTTCAGTTGGGTTTAGACGGTGTTTGGGACCATACGTGGCTGCATAAGCAGATGATGCCGGACGATGACGATGACACCCCGAGACGTCGAGTGAAGACTCCGAGGCGTTCCACGGACGCCCCCCTGAAACGATCCGCCGAGGACGAGTCCATTAACTCCATCATCGAGAATGCGTTAGAATAGGGTATCCCCGGCGGGAGATGCCACGAGATGCCGCATAGGATGTTCCGGCCAATATGCCGGTCATGGATGGGGAAGATACGCAAGGCGCATTCCTTCAAGGGGGTCCAATTCCAGGCCGACGCCGACCAGGCGATGCGCTTTTTCGATGGCCCGTACAACTGGCTATATTCCGGCCAGCACAGCCAGTCCAGCGCCTTCCAGATGGGTTCGGAATACTCTGTTCCGCGTCCCACATTTCGCATGACTATGAATAAGGCAGCAGAGGTTGTGCAGCTGTACGGGCCAAGCCTCTATGCGCGCAATCCACACCGCCAGGTCAGTCTCAGGCGTCAGTCCGAGTACCCGATGGATCTGATCCAGGATCCTCAGCAGCAGCAGATGATGGCTCAGCAGTTGCAGATGCGGCAGCGGATAAAGGAGGTGTCCGCCGGTTTGATGGAGGAGTTGTTGAACTACAGTCCCAATGAATTGGATTTACGTGGGCACAGTCGGCGTGCCATAGACGAGGCGTTGATTATCGGGATGGGGCTATTATGGACGGAACTGTATCAACCCCCTGGTTCTCCGTATTCGTTTATCGGTTCATTCTACGACACGACCGACAATTTGCTGGTGGACCCGGACATGGAGTCGATCAGGGACGCGAAGTGGATCTCAAGGCGTTGCGTCCACCCGAAATGGGAGGTGGCGGAGAAGTATGACGTCCCAGAGGACGAGATGCGTGGCGGGCTGGAGTCGGCGAACATGCAGGCGGTGATCGAGTCGGGTGGGCCGGAGTACCAGTATTTCCGCCAGACGGGCGAGACGAACGATCTCGTCGTGTACTTCAAGGTCTATTCGAGGATGGGGCTGGGCCATTTGATGCGAGGGGAGATGGCCAGGGAGATGGAGTTCAGCAAGGAGGTGCTTGATGGTCTTGGAAAGTACGTGTATCTGGTGGTAAGCGACAACCATCCGTATCCGCTGAACCTTCCGGAGGAGGTGTTGAAGCGGGGCGACATGGATGAGATTCGGCAGCGGGTGTCTTGGCCGACGCCGTATTACTTGGATCCAACGGATCCGTGGCCGTTTTCGTATCTGGCTTTCCATGAGCGGCCTCGCAAAGTGTGGCCAATGAGCCACTTGAAGCCGGGGATGGGCGAGTTGTCGTTCTTGAATTGGGCGTTTTCGTTCCTCGCCGACAAGGTCAAGAACACTTCAAGGGACTTCGTGGCCACGGCCCGGAGCCTTGACGAGGAGACGAAGGCAAATCTCCTTGGCGGACGCGACTTGACGCTATTGGAGTTTGAGAAGATTCAGGGCGGTTCGATCAGCGACGTAATTCAGTTCCTTCAGCATCCGCCGTTCAACAAGGACATCATCCAGGTGACGGAGATGCTGATGCAGATTTTCGAGGAGCGTGTCGGCCTGAACGAGTTGATGTATGGCCAGAGCCGGCGTCAACTCCGGTCTGCGGCCGAGGCGAACGTGAAGAGTGACGCGATGCGGATCCGGCCGGACGACATGGCGGAATGCGTCGAGGCATGGTCGACTTTGATTGCCAGGAAAGAGGCGATAGCGACGTATTGGCATCTGACACCACGCGACGTGACGCCGATCCTTGGACCGGAGCGAGCCGAGCTGTATGCCAACACGGTGATGCAGCAGGACGTTCACACGATCATCCATGAGTTTGACATCCGGATCGAGGCGGGATCCGTCCGGAAGCCGAACCGGGACAAGGATCTGGCCAATGTGAACCATGCCATCCAGGTGTGGGGCCCCGTGGTTCAGGCGTACGCTCAAATGACAGGGGACTTCGAGCCGTTGAATTTCCTGGCCAACCAGTGGGAGAAGGTGAACGACATGGAGCCTCGCGGGATCCGGTTCAATCCGCCCCCGCCGCCGCAGCCCGACGAGTCCGCGATGCAACAGGCACAGATTGAGCTTCAGATGAAGCAGCAGGAGCACGAGCAGAAGTTGGCACAGGATCAAGAACAGCACCAGGTGAAGTTGCAGCAGCAGGTGGAGGGGTCGATGTTGAAACTGGAGCTGGATCGTCTCCGAGGGGTCCAGGGTTCTCGCCAGGACGAGGACTCTCACGTTCAGGATGTCACCCAGGATGAGGAGAAGCACGTTCAGGAGTTGAGTCAGGATCAGCAGCGTCACTTGCAGGAAATGATGCAGGCGAGGCAGGAAGGCCGATTGGCGTTGTTCCTCAAGGAAAAAATGGCCAAAACACAGCCGGCACCATCAGAAAACGGGGGAAATGGTCGTGACAGAGGTTCAGAGGGCTGAGTACGAGGAGATGGTGAAGCGTGGGGTGTCTCCGAAGTTGGCGGAGATGTTCGCGTTACAGCAGGGGCCCGGCTTGCAGACGGACACGAGGTTTTTGCACGGCAGGTCCGAAAACGGGTTTTACAGCCACCAGTTGCAGCGGTGGGTGTCGAGCCGTTCGGACGTGAAGAGGATATGCGCCGAGGAGAACCGGGACTGCGAGGGGTCGGTGAGTCACCGGTCGGTATGGGACAAGCCGCGTCCCGACGAGAAGCCGTACCGGGTAGCCGACGACATCGTGGCCGAGGCGGTGCTCGACGTCCTGGACGACAACCCGACGGCATTGAAGGACGATCCGGCGTTGCCGTCCAGGGTCCGGTCCCGGCTGGAGGGCGAACCTTGACGCTTGTACATCCTGGCGGAGAGTCGTTATAATTTGGTGATATCCCCCCTCCCCATATTCCACCTCGTCTTCTCGGATGCATGCGTCCCTTTTGGAGGGGGACGTAATGGGTCGCAGATATTCTATTGATGGGGCACAGGCAGTCGCTTCGCCCTCAGACACTTGCCTTGGATTAACCAGCACCACCGCGATTCGTCCTGCGGTCTACGACGTGATCTTTGGCAGCAACGCCACCCCGGCCGACAACGCATTGCAGTGGCTAGCTCAGCGCTACACTGCGGCGGGAACCTCCACGGCGGTGACTCCGCAGGCACTGGATTCTGGCGATCCGGCGTCTACGGGAACAGCAGGCGAGGACCACACCGCCGAGCCGACGTACACCGCCAATGCGATTCTGTTGAACATTTCCGCCAACCAGAGGTCCACACAGCGTTGGGTGGCGAGTCCTGGAGGGGAACTAGTGCTGCCGGCCACCGCCAACAACGGCTTCACCATCCGCCGGAAAGACGGCCTCTATTACGTCGACCGGGCCGGGATGGCGCGCACCACGGCGCGG